CACGGCTGCATATTGGTCCACAGTGGGTCGATGCGCTGAACGAGACTTTCCAGCGCTTTGACATTTCAACGCCATTGCGCCAGGCTGCATTCATTGGCCAGTGTGGCCATGAGTGTGGCAATTTCAAAATGCTAAAAGAGGGTCTGTCATATTCTGCTGCCGGACTGATGAAGACATGGCCCAAGCGCTTTGACGCGGCCAAGGCCCAAGCCTGTCAGAGAAATCCAAAGCTCATTGCCACTGTCGTTTACAGCAACAGAATGGGCAACCGAGATGAGGCAAGTGGGGATGCCTGGCGCTTTATTGGCCGAGGATGCATCCAGCTGACTGGCGCTAGTTCGTATTTCCACGCTGGCAAGGCGCTGGGTGTTGACTTCTGGGCCAACCCTGACCTGGTGGCCACGCCTCAGTATGCTGCGCTGACTGCTGGCTGGTTTTGGGACACCCACAAGCTCAACCAGTATGCGGATAACCAAGACTACCGGACCATGACCAAAAAGATCAATGGCGGGTTTATTGGGCTTGACGACCGCATTAAACACATTAACCATGCGCTGTCTGTCCTGACATAATTAGCCATGGCCAATGTCAAGCAACAATTAGAAGTCCCATCAATACCGAGTCTGGGTTACCCGCCAGAGGTGTATGAGCGCCGAAATTTAAATGAGAACAACAGCGCCTTAAACAATTTTTTCAGAAAACTGATCTCAGTCCTTGGCGCCTTGTTTGGGCCAAGGGGTGGCAAGTTTATGAATAATCCGCATGGCGCGTTTCAAGATTCAACAGACCAAACAGCAGCCAACACCACCACGGCCTATGCTGTTACATTCAACACGACAGATTTTTCCAATGGCGTGACAATTGCCAGCAATAGCAGAATTACTGTGCTTGATGCCGGAATCTGGAATTTGCAGTTTTCCATTCAGTTTAAGAACACTAGCAATGATGGTCAGGATGTTGATGTTTGGTTTCGCAAGAATGGGACAAACATTGCCAACTCAAACAGCAGATTTCACTTACCACAAAGAAAATCGTCAGGTGATCCAAGCCATTTGATTGCAGCCATGAATTTTTTTGTAAGCATGGCGGCCAACGATTATGTTGAAATTATGTGGCGCCCCACCAGCACTGCTGTAAGTTTGGAGCATTTCGACACTAGCACAAGCCCGACACGGCCAGCAGTGCCATCAGCCATTGTCACAATGAGTTTTGTGTCTAACTTACCAACAACATAGCCATGTACATACCACTCAAATTACCACCAGGCATTTACAGAAACGGCACTGAATATCAGGCAGCAGGCAGATGGTTTGACGCAAACCTTGTTCGCTGGTTTGAGAATACTTTGCGGCCCATGGGTGGCTGGCGAAAGAAGTCTGCCAGCCAGCTGACAGGATCATGCCGTGGACTGCTGACTTGGCGCGACAACACTGCTGACCGGTGGATCGCAGCTGGTACGCACTCGAAGCTCTATGCCCTCAATGAGGCCGGAACACTCAAAGACATCACCCCAACTAGCTTTACTGTGGGTGAGGCTGATGCGGTGGTCAAGACCGGCTATGGTTACTCAACTTATGGCAGCTTTGCCTATGGTGTGGCACGGCCAGACAGCTCCAGCATCACACCGGCCACGACATGGTCCATGGACACATGGGGTGAGTATTTGGTGGCCTGCTCCAATGCCGATGGCAAGCTCTATGAGTGGCAGCTCGGCTTTTCCACGCCTACCATTGCAGCTGCAATCACCAATGCCCCAACGAGCAACAAGGCAGTGCTTGTCACTTCCGAGCGCATCATGTTTGCCCTTGGCGCTGGTGGCAACCCAAGAAAAGTCCAGTGGTCAGACCAAGAAGACAACACTTCATGGACCCCGACAAACGACAACCAGGCAGGCGACTATGAGCTGGCCACGCCTGGCACATTGATCGCTGGCAAGAGGGTCAAGGGTCTAAACCTACTGTTTACCGATGTCGATGTCCACACGGCTCAGTACATTGGCGCCCCATTCGTCTATGGCTTTGAGAAGGCTGGAAGTGGCTGCGGCCTGATATCTGCCCAATCTGTGGCGGCCATTGACACTGCGGCCATTTGGATGAGCAAGTCTGGTTTCTGGATATATGACGGGTATGTCAAGCCACTGCCAAGTGATGTGTCGGACTATGTCTTTGGCAACATGAACTTCAACCAATCATCAAAAATCTATGCTGTCCACAACAGCAAGTTTGGTGAGATTTGGTGGTATTACCCAAGCAATTCAAGCAATGAGAATGACAGCTATGTCACCTATAACTACAGAGAAAACCATTGGAACATCGGCACATTAGGCAGAACTGCTGGCACTGATGCCGGCGTGTTTACCAATCCCTTGATGGTTTCAGCTGATGGCTATCTCTATGACCATGAGGTGGGTTTTGCTTATGACAGCGCCAGCATCTATGCTGAGTCTGGCCCAATCCAGATTGGCAATGGCGACAATGTGATGTCTGTGCGCGAAGTTGTGCCAGATGAGCAGACTTTGGGCGAGGCTGTGGTGTCGTTCAAAACCCGAAATTACCCCACTGGCGCGCAATCGACATTTGGACCATACACGGCAGCAAACCCAACTTCTGTCAGGTTTTCTGGCCGCCAAGTCAATATCAAGGTGACTGGCGCGGTGTTGGCCGATTGGCGTGTTGGGGTGATAAGGCTTGATGCTGTAGCTTCTGGAAAACGATGACAGACCGAATTTATGAGATCAACCGGTGTCGCCAATGGATTGAGGCGGCTTTAGAATACAGCGGTGGGACACATACGCTAGACGACATTGCTGCGGGGATTCTGTCAAATCGGTATCAATTGTGGCCAGGTCAGATTTCAGCAGTAGTGACAGAGGTGATTGTTTATCCGCAGCTAAAGGATTTGCACTTTTTTCTTGCTGGTGGTGATCTCGATGAATTGAAGAAGATGCGGCCTCATATTGAGAATTGGGGCAAGTCTGTCGGATGCACAAGGGTAACGCTGGCTGGCCGCAAGGGCTGGGAGCGTACATTTTTGAAAGACGAGGGATATGAGCCTCAGTGGTTTATCCTTTCAAAGGAGTTGATATGAGTTTAGGTGGCGCTTCAGGATATACAAATTTTGCTGACCCAGCCCAAGGTGGTGGCGGTGGTAAAGGTGGCGCCAACTTGCCATCATTGATTGAGCAGCCATTGCCACAATTCACTGGCGATGACCCCTATTCTCAGATCATGGCAATGACGCCAGCTTTCAGAAACCCATACGCAAATTCTTCTATGGGCAATGCGCTTGGCGGCTTTGACCCTAGTATTTATACCAGGGGGATGCAAGGCGATGCTGTCACCGGTGGCGGTGGTGGAGGCGGTGGTGCTAGTCCCATCATGGGTGGTGTGGGTGTGGGTAACGCTGTAACAGAAGTTGACCCATACGACCAAGCGGGTCAAGATGCCATCAATAAAATTGAGCAAGAAGTAGCAGACGAGCAATACGACCAAGATAGACAAGACGCTATCAATAGGTACGAGCAGGCAATCTATGACCAAGAAGGCGCAGATGCCGTGTCCCGTGTTGAAGATGCTGTGCGCGAAGAGGCTTTGGCTGAAAGCGCCCGTGCTTCTGATATTGATGCCGCATCCTATGACGATGTCCAATATCAGGCTCCATCCTATGACTATGTCTCCGATGCGCCAGCTACAGATGTGCCAGTTTCTGGCGGTGATTTTCGCGGTGAGATGGGCGGTGATCTTGGTGGCGATGATGGCCAAGACATGGGCGAGGACAGTTTTGACACGGCTGGCTATGCAAAGGGCGGCATGATTCGCGGCCTGCTTGGACCAAACCCCAAAGGCCCAGATGATGGCTTTGCCATGGTCCAGCGCGGTGAATATGTCATCAAAAAATCTGCTGTCAATAAATATGGCCGTGGACTTTTGGACATGATCAATGAAGGCAAAGTGCCTGCCAAAAAAATTAAATCTCTCTTAGATTAAAGGAACGCAAAATGTCAAAAGGTGGAAGTCAAACATCATCAACTTCGATTGATCCAGATATTAAAAAAGCGTTTCTTGCGAACTTTGAGCAGGCCAAGAATGTTGCAGGGGCATTGCCCGTGCAAGAGTTTGCTGGATTCAATCCGATGTATCAGGCTGGAGAGCGCCAGCTAGTCAACACCAGCTTGGCCGGACCAGGTCTTGCAAACATTGACCGAGCCGCTGAGATGACTGCGGCAGGCGCGCAGTATCAGCCTGGCATGGTTGGCGGCTTTGACGCTGGCCCAGCCTCTCTTGCTGGCTCGCAAGGCTATGGCGCTGCCCAATTTGGCGGCGCGCAAGCAGGCCCAGCTTCCCTTGCCAGCTCGCAGGGATATGGCGCAAGCCAATTCGCTGGCGCGCAAGCTGGCCCAGCATCCCTTGCTGGTGCGCAGGGCTATGGCGCAACCGATGTCAATGCTGCGCAGGCAAATATGGGTGACATTGGTCGCTACATGAACCCATACACCAGCGGGGTGATTGACGCATCTTTGGCTGATATTGAAAGAGCAAGGTCTGCCGCCTCTTCCAGAATTGGCCAGCAGGCAGCAGCTGCCAAGGCTTTTGGTGGATCACGCCAAGCCTTGGCCCAAGGCGCATCGAGTGGCCAGTTTGCAGAGCAGGCCGCAAAGACTGCTGCCCAGCTCAGAGCGCAAGGCTTTGATGTTGCAGCTAACCAGATGCAGCAAGACCTTGCACGGCAGCAGCAAGCTGCAATCCAAAACGCTGCACAGCGTACATCAGCATCACAATTCGGTGCTGGTGCGATGAACCAGGCAGCACTTGCAAACGCCGCTGCCCGAAATCAGATGGCGCAATTTAACGCTGGTAATTTACAGCAGGCTGGTTTGAGCAATGTGGCTGCCCAAAATGTGGCTTCACAGTTTGGAGCTGGTGCGGCAAATCAGGCTGCACTTGCAAACGCCGCTGCCCGAAATCAGCTTGCACAATTCAATGCCGGCAATTTACAGCAGGCGGGTTTGAGCAATGTGGCGGCCCAGAATGTTGCATCTCAGTTTGGTGCTGGCGCTGCAAACCAAGCGGCACTTGCAAACGCTGCGGCCAGAAATCAGGCGGCACAATTCAACGCAAACATTGGCCAACAGGCAGCACTAGCGAACCAGCAAGCTGGCTTGCAGGGTGCGCAATTGCGACTTGGCGGTGCGAATCAGCTTGGCAACTTGGCAGCGCAGCAGCAGAACTTGCGTCTTGCTGGCGCTCAAGCGGTCATGGGAGCTGGTGGTGCGCGCCAGGCACAGGACCAGCAGCGGATGGATGCCATCCGCAACATTGGCTTGCAGCGTCTTGGTATTGTCCAGTCAAGTCTTGGCGCAAACCCTGCCAATCTTGGCATGATCACCCAGACCCCGTACACACAAAACACTGGCGCTGGACTGCTTGGCGGTGCATTGGCTGGCTCTCAATTGGCTGGCCTGACCGGTGGCGCCATCAGTGGCGGCATGGGTGCTGGCCTTGGCGCATTGCTTGCCCTGATCTAACATGCCAAACACACCAACGCCAGAGCCACAACGCTACGCTGATGCGCAGCTCATGGCACTGCTTGACCCATCAAGCAAGCGAGACACCATCCTGATCACGCCTGGATCACCTATGCCCTCTCGCATCCCTGATGGGCTGACAGTGGCAAGGACCAGCAGGGGCATTGTGATCACCAGCGACCCATCCAAAGTCAAGATCATTGACCAAGGCTCTGAGCGTGATGTGGGCATGGCTCTGTTTGGCTATGCGCACGATCAGGCCAAGGGCTTTGACAATGTGGCGGTGGCCATGGATAGAAGTGGAACACCGGTGGCAGAATTGGCCATCAAGCCTGGTCAGGAAAGGCGCGCCATGATGGCTGCATCTTTGCTTGCGCCAGGCACAGGATCAACTAATATGATGAGCAGAGGCGATGTGGTTAAAAGCCGCCTCAAGGGTTTATTGGAATAAGGTGGAAATATGGCAAATGGATTTGACTTCAGCAACATAGGCGCCATTTTTGGCGGCGGTATGGGCGGCACACCATCGGGTCTTGATGCGCTGCTGTCAGAAGATCAGCGCAAACTGCTTGGCCGCAATGCTGCGATGTCAGCAGCTGCTGCACTATTGCAGGCCGGTGGCCGAAGCACAACCCCAATCAACTTGGGCCAAGCACTTGGATCAGCTTTGCAGGCTGGTCAGCAAGGTTACCAGCAGGCAAGAGCTGGGTCACTGCAAGATTTGCTTTTGGGTGAGAAGCTGAAAGAAGCGCAACGACTTGGGCAATATCAAACCGCCCTGGCTGGAGCGCCTAAAGCAGAAGAATCTGTGCAGCCAATGGCGCCATTAACGGCGGCACAAGCAAGCCTGCTTAGTCAAACTGCACCCACCAGTGCAGCTGGCGCATTTGGTCCAACTACACAAAGAGCGCAGCTAATGGACCAAATCCAAGCGCAGCCAACAATAGCCCCAGAGCCTTTGACCGCAACAGAAAAGCGATATAACGAACTGATGCGCAGAGCCGATGTGGCCAATCAATTTGGCAAATTTGATGATGCAGACAAATTGATGAGTCAGGCTTTAAAGATTAAGCCCCCAGAAAAATACTCTACAACACCACAGTTTGGCAACAGCAAACAAGGCACACCAATTTCATTTGTCTTGAGCGAATCAGGCGGCATGAAGTTGTTGGATGTCCAGCGCAGTCCTGAGTTTAATTATCAAGACACTGGCTCTTACATCAGTGTGCGTGACAAAAACTCAAACAGAGAACTTGAGCGCATTCCAAAAACCATGAGTCCAGGGGAAGTGGCATCCAATGTCATTGCTCAAGGAAACCTTGCAGTAAATCGTGGCAACTTGGCCGTGGCCCAAGGCGGTCTTGGCTTACGTCAACAAGAATTTAATCGTGGAGCTTTTGACATTAAAGAAACGCCAGAAGGCTTGGTCTATGTTCCTAAAGTGCCAGGCGGTGCTGCAATGCCAATCATGGGCGCTGGTGGGACTCAATTGGAAGGCGCTGGTTCAAAGCCTACTGAAGACCAAAGCAAGTCTGCTGGTTTTGCATTCCGAATGAAGCAGGCAACAAGTATCTTTGGCCAACCAATTATTGGCAAAGATGGTCAGCCAGTGATTGATCCAAATACACAAAAACCAATCACGCTTGAACAGGCTTATGGCCAACCCAGCTATTACCAGTCTGTAATGCGTGCCATCCCTAGCGCTGGCTTAACTACTGGCATTGCTGGTTTGTCCGAAGACGCTGGTCGACAGCAATATCGTCAAGCTCAAGAAAATTGGGTGAGAGCAAACTTGCGATTAGAGTCTGGTGCAGTGATTGGCAGCAAGGAAATGGATGATGAAATCAACACATATTTCCCACAACCTAATGACAAGCCCGAAACCATTGCTCAAAAAGCGCAAGCTAGACGAGACACTCAACTCGCTGTGGCTGTGCGTGCTGGCCCAGCTTACAAGCAAGTTGAAAAACAAGTAGCAGCACAAAATGCGGCAGCATCTGCCCCAGTGCCGCAGGCACAACCTGGTGCAGCAGTGCCAACTGTTAGGCAGCCCACTGGCAACGCTAGACTAGTTAGAGACCCAGCTACTGGTATCTTTCGTTATGTAATGGAGTAAAAAGATGGCTGACAAAATTGTTGATATCCCAAATATTGGGAAAGTGTCTTTTCCAGAAGGTATGACTGATGAGCAGATCATCAAAGCCATTCAAGCATTGCAAATGCCAGCTGCTGCCCCAGTAGCAAAAGCACCCACCGGCAAAGCCCCAGAGTCTTTTGAATCAAAAGTGATGAATTCACCGGTTGGTGGTGTCATTCGCGGTTTGCGTGATATTCCAGACGCTGGCGCCCAACTGCTAACCCGTGGCCTTGAAGCCATTGCACCAGCAGGCTCTGGTCTTGAGCAGTTTGCTCAAGCAGAGCGCAGAAGGGTTGAAGATATCAATCGTCAGGCTGAACTGGATTATCAAAGAAACTGGCGACAAGGCCAGATGCGTCAAGGCGAAATCGATGTTGGCCGAGTCGGTGGAAACATTGCAGGCACATTGATCCCATCAAGCGCAGCTGTGCGCTTACTCGGCGCGACTACAGCCCCAGTGCGTGCTGGTGCAATCACTGGCGCTGTTGGTGGTGTTTTGCAGCCTGTGGCTACAACACCAGGCATGACAAACCCAGAATTCTTTGCCCAGAAGGTCGAGCAGACTGGCGCTGGCACAGCACTTGGTGCGGGTGCTGGATATCTTGGCGGTAAGTTATCTGACATTCTGTTTGGTGCTAGACCGCCAGCCATGCCAACTTCTGGTCAACAACCAGGAGTCGGTAGCGCTCAAGTCAATGTGACCACAACGCCCACAGCCACAGTTACCGGTGGTGGTTCAACTATGGGCGCTGTCGGACCAGACGCATCAGCTGGATTGACTGCGGCCCAGCAGGCTATTCTTGGCCGTGGCAAAGAGCTTGGATTCCGCACAACGCCTGGCCAAGAAACTGGCTCTAGGTCTTTGCAGCAGATGGAAGCAAGAATGGAATCAAGCCCATTTACTTCTGGACCATTCAACACAATAAAAGATGCCAACCAAAAGATTCTGAATCGATCAACGGCACAGGCTATTGGTGTTAATTCTGATGAATTGAGCAATCCAGTCTTGGCCCAAGCACAGCGCCAGATCAGCAAGGTCTACCAACAAGTGGCCAGCCCAGAGGTTAAAAAGCTAGATGGCAACACCATCCAGACTGGCATTGAACTGGTCGATAACGCATTTGAAGGTCTGACAACTCAGCCATTGCGCAGCAATATCTTTGTCAAGCAGTTGGAAGACTTGGCCGCCAAAGGTGAAGCCTCTGGCAACCAATTGCAGACTTTGTCTTCAAAGATTGGAAAGCGTGCCAAAAACGAGATGACCACAGCGATGGGTGATCGTGAGCTTGGCAGCGCTTTATTCCAACTGAAAGAGATGGTCGATGATGCCTTGGCGCAAGGATTGTCTAGAGAGCAGCAGGCTGCATTCCAGCAGGCCCGTGCCAACTATCGCAACTTGATGACCATTAGGTCCAATCAAGGTGTGGTCAATCCATCAACTGGCAATGTGTCGGGCTTGAACTTGGCCAGTGCATTGACCCGTAAAGACCCACAAGGCTTTGTGTTTGGCTCTAACCAGACACCGATGTATGATGCCGCTAGATTTGCCCAAGCATTCAAGCCAATTGTTGGCGACTCTGGAACGGCCACAAGGTCCATGGAAGTCAGCCCATTGAGCATGATGCTGGCCGCGCCAACAAACATTGCGGCCCGTGCTTATACGGCCCAGCCAACTGCAAACTTGGCATCAAGAATGCAGACCGGTGTTGCACCAAGTGCTGATGCAGCCACTCAAGAACTCTTGAGAAAGATGTTCCCGCAAACTGGTGCAGCCGGTTTGATCAGCCTTTTAGGCCAATAACTAAGACCCAAAAAACGCAGCCACCAGAGGGTCGCGTTTGACGACCCGTCTTTTCTGGCGGCGTCTGGCCAAGCTGAAGTCTTTGTCATCAGCGCTCATTTTCTCGCGGTGTTTTCTGATGCGCTCGATGCCTGGCACTGGACCAGGCGCAATTGCATCCACACCCTCACCCCATGACCACAGTGGCCGCCACTGGCCATTGGCGCTCACTCTGGTGTAGCCAGAGATGTGGACCAGCTCATGGCGGTGCATGTCAAACAGGATTCTGGCTGCGCTTCTGCGCACACAAAAGCACATCTTGGCCAGATCAAGGTCAGACAGATTGCCTTTTTTCTGCAAGGCCGCCTCAATAGCGGGGCTTACACGGGGTTTATTGCCTCTAGGCATCACTGGCCTCCATTCGAGCTTTTAAGCGCTCCAGCATCGTTTTGACAACATATGCATGGGTTCTAACATCCTTGTTGATGGCATACCCATAAATCTCTGGATCGACCAAAGCACTTACTAGGTCCATGCAAGCCTCAAGGGCCAGTGGCAATTCTTTTTGTGAATTCATAAACTGCTCATTCGGCACATGGTAGTGGTTGGCGGGTTTATCGGTCATTGAACTTCTCCAGTGCAGAAATCTCGATGTGGTCCACCAGGCTTTGCAGCAGCATGTGGGCAATGTCCACATCAGTGCCAGCGATGTATGCGTTATTAAGGGTCATGGACTCTTCAAAGTCAGGCTCATAGGGCGCACCATGGGAATCGGTCGAGCCTTTTTCTTCTGGGCTGTATTCCAAGAAGCAGACCAGGTCAACATCTTCAACAATGGCCTTGAACTCGTACAAGTCTCTGGGGCAATTGGGTGTGGGTTTCATTTTCTCTCCTGTAATGAAATGGGCATGTACACACATGCTTTACTTTTGGAATTGACAACAACCACCCCCGAATCCTTATGCCGCTTGCAATTCATGCACTTGGCATCAGGCTTTTGGGGTTGGCAGCCAAGATAGTTCATGCTTGGTCTTTTGTGTAGAGCGCAATTGGCTTATATACGCTTGAAGGCTTTTTCCAGCGGAAATATCTGTGGCCAGCTGCGTTCTCGCAAAGGTATGCAACTGGCTCTGAAATTGTTATTGAGATCACGCCAGTCTGGGCGGGTGTTGGTTGTTCCAGGTATTTAGCGTAAACAAGATCAGCGACAAGGGCTGCAAAGTGCTCAATGTCACCATGCAAGGTCAGGCCATTGGCCTCGATCAATTCAAAGATTTCGTCTCTGCTCATGCTGACCACCATGCCACCAGAAGGCAGGCCAAGCCAACGCCAATGGCCAAGGCAGTCAAATAATCAAGGAGAGTTTCGGTTGAGGGTTTCATCGGTTTCTTTCGTTTAAGTTGAATGAGAGTAACAGTATATGACAGAATTAAATTTTGTTGCAAGAAGTAATTCTGTCCATGTTGTTTTTATACATATACCGCAATTAGAATGCGCCCATGGAATCAATTCACACTATCAGGGCAAGGGCCAAGGCTCACAAGATCACCATGGCTGCGGTGTGCGGGGCCGCTGGCATCCAGCAGTCCCAAGTCAGCCGGTGGCTGTCTGGAACTGTGGAGCCTTTGTGGACATCAGTCAATCAATTGAACATTGCGCTCAATAAGCTGATCGAGGACAGATCACCAGTCATTGTCGACTGACTCGGCAGCTGGCGCCTTACCAGCCACCACGCCAAAGTCACTGGCAGCACTTGGCTTTGCACCACCTAAAGACTCACCCTTGGCCAGCAGCATGATGTTGTTCAAGCCATACGACACACCCTTGTTGCCAGCCTGGTCATAGGCATAAGCATTCAAGCTCACACGGCCATAGTCGCCAGAGACAATGTCTTGGCTGCCAATGATGTCATGGCCATGCATGTCCACAGCGCCAGGCTTGGTGGTTGACTTGGTGTTGAAAAAGTAGTGACCCGCATACTCTGGCCCAAGTGGTGAGCCATCAGACTTGGTTTCGGTATCGCCATCACGCAAGGGATTGCGCACAGTCTTTGGAATCTTGTCCCCGAACTTGGCGGTCAATGCGGCCTTGGCTGCCGCTTTCAATTGGTTGACAGTCTCGGTGTCGGTCTTTGGGACCAGCACTTGTGTTGAGAACTCTTCTTTGCCGTTCATCTCATTCTTGCGAGCTGTCAAAGCTGAGAAATAAGAAAAGCGAACTTTACCGGTTACGACTCGTGTCATGGTTTTTCCTTTTAAGGGTTTAAGGTTTTTACGTTTCTGCGATTAAACAGAAATTGCACTTTAGCACAAATCAGATATGATGCTGACAAGTTAAAACGAAGGAAACGATCATGCAGCTATTCCCGCACCAGCAAGAGGCCAAGCTCTTCTTGCTGTCTAGGCGCAGGGCCATACTGGCCGACCAGCCAAGGGTTGGTAAGACGCTACCCACAGCAGCTGCTGCACTAGAAAACCTCCCAGCCCTTATCGTCTGCCCAGCGATTGCCAAGACAGTCTGGGAGGCTGCTTTTAACAAGCTGGCGCCCAATGTATCGGTCCATGTCATCAACGGCAAACGCGATGCAGGGCAGCCAAATTCAGCCGATGTGACCATCATCAACTACGATGTGCTGCAATATGGTGTTACGCATGTGGACAGATATAACGCCCTAGTTTTGGATGAGTGCCACAGACTGGCCAATCCAAAAGCACAACGCACCAAGGCCGCAATGGTGGCCATGAAAAAGATTGATCATGTCTATGCGCTCAGCGGCACTATCGTGCCAAACCGCCCAGCAGAACTGTGGCCCATCCTGCACGGCCTTGGCATCTACAGAGGCGGCTGGTTTGACTTTGTTTACCGATATGCAAAGGCATGGAGTCCACCATGGGGCGGTCTTGATGTGTCTGGTGCTTCCAACATCCCAGAGCTTAAAGCCCTGGTAAAGCCGCACATGCTCAGACGCAAAAAAGAAGACATCTTCATGGACTACAAAGAGCCACAAGTGAGCCTGATCACCTTTGACCTGGCAGTGGACAAACGCGAGCAATCATTTGATGCCGATGCCTTAATCGCAAACCCCAATGCCTTGCTGGCCTTTGAGGGTTTGTCAGAAATCATGCGCGAGGCTGGCATTCGCAAAGCGCCGCTGGCCATTGAATTTATTGCTGACTTACTCAAGTCTGACGAGCCAGTGGTGGTGTTTGCCCATCACAAAGAAGTAGTGGCCATGCTCAATGATGGCCTTAAAGAACACAAGCCGGTCATGGTGGTGGGTGACACGCCCAAGGCCCAGCGCCAAAAGAACATTGACGCATTCCAGTCTGGCAAGACTAAGTGCTTTATTGGAAACATTGGCTCATGTGGCGAGGGAATTGATTTGTCAGCTGCTGACACGATTGTCTTTGTCGAGCCAACTTGGCAGACCAGCGCCCTTGAGCAGGCCAGCAGCAGGGTCGAGAACATCAACAAAAACGGCATGAAGCCATTGATCTATTTGCTCACAGTGCGCGCATCACTGGACCACACCATTCTTGGCAAAGTCATCGCCAAGCAAAAAATCATTTCACAAATTATTTAACTAGGAGAAACCATGCAACATGAAACCCGTAAACACGCCAGACTCTCAGCATCCCGCACCGACAGATTCATGCAATGCCCAGGCAGCTACAGGCTTGAATCCCTCATGCCCTATGAGCCAGCCGGTGAGGCTGCTGCCATCGGCACAGCAATCCATGAACTCTCTGAGATCATTCTGTCTGGCCATGCAGTCCCTGCCGACACCGACAAGGACCACATTGCAATGGCCCAAAGCTATGCAGACTTTGTCAACAATCTGGTCGAGAATCCGCGCAAAAAGCTCATCGAAGTGAGCCTAGACGAAGGCCTCAAGTCCCTGCACCCAGCGCTTGGCGGCACAGCAGATGCAGTCCTGGTCGATGGCGACCACCTCCATGTCGTGGACCTCAAGACTGGCCGTGTGGCTGTTGACGCTACAGACAACAAGCAGCTGCTTACCTATGCCCTCGGCGCCATGAGGCAATTCAAGGCGCCAGAGCGCATCACATGCACCATGCACATCTTCCAGCCCCGTGTCGGCCACAGCAAGTGGACAGTCACAGGCCAAGACCTGATCGAGCATGGCCAGCGCCTGAAAGCCGCAGCCGAGCTGGCGCTCACAAGCGATGCGCCAACAAGCCCATCACCCGATGCCTGCCGGTACTGCCGCGCCAAGACCATCTGCCCATCGATGCGTGAGAAGGTCCAAGAGGCCGCCAGAAGCGATTTTAAGCCCGACACCACTGTCACCCCTGAGATGCTGGACAACGCAGCTCTGGTGGCCGCATGGGCCGATGCCGTGCAGTCTGCTGCCAAAGATCAAATCACCAATGGCCAAGCAATTACTGGCTGGACCATGCGGGCTGGCCGCAAGACCAAATTCTGGAAGGATGAGAAGCTGGTCATGGAGGCATTCAAGAATGATTTGAGCGTGTGGGAGCTGAAGTCACCCAGCGCTGTCTTAAAACTTGGGGTCGAAGTTTCCGAAGACCTAGTCGGTGAGAAGGTCGCTGCGGCCAGCCTTGTCAGGGCCAAGGAATAGAATCCAAACCTCATGCCAAAAGAAAAGACCTGGCAGCGCGTAAACACTACCAGGTCTGAAGTCAACTCATGGCAACTATCAAATGAAACCCCAAACCAAAGGAATTTCAGTGTCAATCATAACTGAAACACCCCAAAACAATGTATTCCAGCAGTCCCAAAGTGTGGCCTGCAAAATAGGCGCAGTCGCCCCTGATGCTGTCTTTTGTACCTTTGCCCTGCAAGGCTCCAAAAAGATTCCATTCAAGCGAAGCGGCCAAGGCGTGGCACGGGACACAGACCCATCAGACCTCTACACTGCTGAAGACATCTGGTCCATGGAAGATGCGCCCCACGGCCAATACCTTGGCCTAGTCCAGCAGCGCCCCATCATCAGCCCATCAGGCGACTATCTGGTCTGCCTCGATGTGGATATGAAACACGCCTCTGGCCCCACCAATGTGGCCATTCAGCGCATGGCGAAATTCGTCAAAGCTAACAACATGCTGACCGAAGTGTCAGTCAGTGGCCGTGGCAGGCATGTCTTCTTGTGGGTCAAGGTCCCGCCAGTCAAGGACCTGATCCTCCCCAAGTACAAGCTGGGCGGCGGCCAAGAGCTTGAAGTATTTGGCCTGCCAAACAGTGCAGGCAAGTCAGTGCTACTTTCCGGCAACGCTGTGGCCGGTGAATTCCAAGAGGCCGTAGACCTCTACGATTTGCTCAAAGATTGGGGGATCATCGAGCAGCACCAGCTCCAAGAGCCAAAGCCTGCCCCATCAGCTCCACCGAGCCAATCATTTGACTTCACCCAATTAGGCTCAAGGATTGAAGACAGCGACATTGATCGTGCCATCAAGGCTTTGCACCACATCAGCCCAGACTGCGACTATGACCAGTGGATCGAGATTGGCCAAGCTCTGCATACAGAATTTGGCGAAGCCGGCCTTGGCCCATGGATGACATGGTCCATGGCTGGCGCCAAGTTTGCCGGCACAAAAGACATTGAAGTCCACTGGAAGAGTTTTCACCAGGGCAAGGGTGTTGGCATTGGCACACTGTTCAAACACGCCAAAGATGCTGGCTGGGAGCCGCCAACAAAGCAGTCCGAGCGCAAGTCAGCGGTGGAAGACTTTGCAGCTGTGATTAGCCAGGCACAAGCGCCAGCTGCGCCAGTGGCCCAAGACGCACCATCACCCCAAGGCTGGCCAGAGCGCCAGCTATCGATTGGCGCCATCAAGCCCATCCGCTACATGGTCAAAGGCTTTTGGGCGCACAGCTTCATGGTGCTGGCCGGTCAGCCTGGCATCGGTAAGACCACAGCTGTGATCTCTCTGTGCATGGTCATGGCAGGGATTAAGGCCAAGGACTGCGAACTCACGGCCACCAAAAAACGCAAAACAATCATAGTGACCGAAGACTCGGACCAAGTTGAAAGGACATTAACTGGCTACGCACGGCATTATGGGATTAACTCAGATTTATTATCCCAATGGTTTGTCATTATTGATGCAAAAAGATCTAATGTGAAGGATTTACTTATGCTTGCACATAATGTAATAAATCACACGATTGATAATATCAGGCCATTATTAGTATTAGACACGGCCAATGCCACGATGGATATTGATAATGAGAATGACAACTCTGAAGTGGGTGCATATATTGCAGCCTTAAAACAAACAATCTACATCCAGTTGGACACGCCAGTCTGCATCATCACACATACCAATAAAACCATATCAAAAGCCGACTCAGATGCCACAGCCCGTGGAGCATCAGCATTCACAGGTGATGCCACATTGACGGGTGTACTGTTTGAAGACGAAACAAAGACCCGTTACATGCGCCTGGTCAAGACCCGATACCAGCCCAATTTCAGGGAGATCAAATTCAACTCCGATGTCTTTGCAGACACTGTGCTGGATGAAGACGGGGACATCCAAGAGCAGATGGTCCTATTGGTCGTGCCAGAAAAGTCATCAGAGGATGACCGCAGGCAGGCAGCCAATGACCGGCAGAACGATAAACGGCAGCAGCAAGTCCAAGACGCCGCAGATGCCGCCTGCAATTTTGTCCAGTCCATCATCAACGCCAAGGGCGCTGTCATCATGCGCAGAGGGTCAGGGCGCCCATCAGTCCCAAAAGAACTCCAGCACATGCACCAGCTGGAGTGGCAAGACATCTACCAGGCAGTGCCGCAGGCCGACCAAAGCTACGCAAGACGGGCGGTCAGCAGCGCCATATTCCAGCGCTTCTGTCAGGACCAAGCAAGCAGCGGATGGGTGCAAATAAAGTAAACCGGTAAACCGGTAGTAAACCGGTAGTAAAGCGGTATACCTGTTTAGATAAAGGCAGGTCTGTTGGTATAAGTGGGGTCCTTAGACCCACTTATCCACAGGCCAATCTGGTCAGTTTTGTGATGGTGAAAAGTAAAGCGGTAAAGCGGTAAATTTCCTTTGTCCATACCGGTTTACTTTTCACTGTTTTTGAGGAGAAATGATGGTCCAACAAGTTGAGCAGTTATCCACAAGTTATCCACAGGAGTGGGATGACAGGGTTTTTTGCCATGAGTGCAAGCATTGCAGTGCTGTAGAGCAGCGCAAGTCCATGCCAGCAGAGCTGATGGAGAAGATCAGGAAAGTCAACGCAAAGCCACTCCAGTGGATGCTGAAAGAAGCAAAGATCAAGAACGGATGGGCAACAGTCACATGGACCGAACACCAGTGCAGCCCAACTGGCTTTGCCGTATTCCCAAGAGATGTCAAGCACCGATGCCACATGTATCAGGCCAAGCCCTCGGCAGTAGAATCCGAGGAATGGTGGTTGACTTAAAACGCAAAAGGAAAAGCATTGAACACATTGACCAGGTCAAGGTGGTGCAACACTTTCGTGCGTTCTATCCGGACATCATCATTGCAGCAATACCCAATGGAGGCGATAGAACGGCCTCAGAGCGCGTTAGGTTGCATTCTGAGGGGGTTTTAGCAGGGATGCCTGATTTGTGTGTCCTAGAGCCGAAAAACGGGTTTCATGCGCTATTTGTGGAGATGAAGACCAAGGCCGGAGTGGTATCAGGCAAACAAAGTGCAGTAAATTTGCAGTTAAATGCAAAAGGTTATCGGGCAGTGGTCGCAAGATCAGCTGCCGAAGCAATCAAAACAATTGAGGATTATCTGAATGGCAACACCGAAAAAGAGCGCA